AGAACATCAGTCCAGAAACTGTTCTTACAGTTGTACGTCAGTATATATGGAACGACTGAACGCTATCTCAAGGAAGTTGAACTGTGGAAGAGAGGTCGTAAGAAGATAGTGAAATGTAAGTTCACCCGTGCTGAATATATTGAGTTTAGTCAGATGTGGGAATGGCACAGAAAGAACTATCTGGCTGAACGTAAACGCATGAGAGAACTGTTCCAGATAGCCTACTACGATAAATTCAAGATGTATCCTTCGGAGACCTGTGATGAGTATGAAGCCCAGCGGTCAAAGAAGAAAGACAGTGACCTCACAATGGAAGATATATTAGCAATAAACATGATGGCAGCAGCCTGTAAGAACAAATCCTTCTACAAACAAATAGGAGAGGCAAACGACGACGAAGACGACGATTAATGATTTCCCCGAAAATAATCGGGGATTTCTTTTGATATGTCAATCTTTATACATATATTTGCTTCCGTAAATCAAACAAGTGTAATCATGAGAAAGAAAACATCACATCGCGAGAAGGACTTCGGTCTGGTTCAAAGAGCCTTATGTGGCGACCAGGATGCCTTTACAACGATATTCAAGAAGTACAATGTTATCCTCACTATTCAGATTGGTGAGATTATCAATGACAAAGATTTAACAGCCGACATCGTAATGGAAACTTTCGAAAAGGCTTTCGAGAGGTTGGAACGCTTTCAACCAGACTATCAATTGAGTGCGTGGTTAGTTCGTATCGGCAGGAACTGTGCGATAGACTATTGTCGTAAGAAGAACCGAGTGAATATCGTCAGCATTGATGAGGGGTTCGACGATACCGAGGATGACCGACCTACGTTACAAGTAATAGACGACAGCCGTACACCTGAAGAATCCCTGTCGTTCAATCAGCGAATAGAATATGTAAAGAGCGTCATGCAGAAGATGCCGTCGACATCAAGACGGGTTATTCAGATGCGGTTCTTTGATGACTTCACCTACGAAGAAATGGCTGATGAACTGGGGTTCACTCTTCAACAGGTCAAGAACGCTATGCATAGAGCGAAGCGAGACCTCATTGAACTTATAGAGTTGCAGGCATACGATGATGTCCTTCACAAATAAAAGAGGAGTTCGTCATAACGCTATACAGGTATGAGAATGACAAGTTATTTCAGGTCTCTTGTTAAGTCAGGGACATTGGACAGCAGTAAATCGTTTGCCTTGCTGCTGTCCGTAATTATAGGAGCCATCATTGGTTTAGTGGTGTGCTTCTGTCTTATTTGGGACGTCGTGACCAACGGGTACATCAAGACAAATTTAAACGAATTGGGAGTGTTCCTATTGTGTGCAGGTGGCTTCATGGTTGGTGGCGGGATAAACAAGGTATTTGGCGAAAAGTATTTTAAACATCAAAAACCAGAGAAGAATGAAAAAGAAGTTTAAAGCGAAAGTTTCAGGAATGTTTGACATCGTTCAGTTGGGCGATGATACATTCAGCGAGGTGGTAGATAAGTTGAAAGCCAACGACTACCATATTGACCAACAGTTCACGAGCCGTGAAGAGTGTTATATCGAAGCCATAGGCGACGGTGGAACAAAGTGTGTATCCCGTGGGGATATGGTGTTCACGGACGAAACGGGAGAGTTATTTATCATGTCTGAAAAACGATTCAACGCAACGTATGAAGAAGTGGAAGAAGATTCAAAAATCCCTAATCAGGAAATGGCGGCAGACCCTGTGTGATTGGTTCGGTCATCAGCCTGTAACAGTTATAGAAGAACGCTGGCGTGGTAAACAGAACATTCTGAGCCGTAAAGGAGGGAAGCCTCGCAAGGGAGGACACTATGTAACAGGTCATTATCAGAAGTGTCGTAGATGTGGTAAGAAATTGAGTAACTTTGCAAGATGTTGGTAATATGTTAAAGATGAAGTTTTGGTTCGAAGGGAACCAGTTACAGCCTGACTGCAACATTCACGGAGGCTGCAAGATAGGGAGTTCAGCCTGTCATGCCTGTCCTCACTGTGTACGGGTAAACAGCAAAGACCAGGAAGTTCTGTGTCTTGGCGATGGCTCAGGGTATAAAGAAGTCAAGTTGGAAGAGTTGAGGGTTGGCGACAGGTTCAAGACAGTGAAGAACGTGTACGGGACTCTCTATACAGTACGAGAAAT